ACTTGCGGGTATGTTTTAAAGGTAGGCCCTTTGGCTTACGCTGACGAAGCTAAATTCCCACAGGGCCCGTGGTGCAAGGAAGGCGATTGGATCATTTTTGGCCGCTATGCAGGGGCTAGGATGAATATTGATGGTGGTGAGATCAGGATTTTAAATGACGATGAGATTCTCGCCGTTATTGCTGATCCTGAAGATATTCTGCACATGTAAGGGGAACTTATGTCATCTGAAGACCAATTAGAATTTAATCTGGGCGAAGAAGAATCCGAAACGGATGTTGCTATTGAGCAATCCGAGGATGGGTCAAAAACAACGGCTGAAGTTGTTAAAAACGAGCCAGAAACCGAAATCGAGCAGGAAGATTCTGCCACTTCTCACCGGGAAGAGCTGGAAACGGTTAGCGATGCGGTCCAAAAGCGGATTGCAAAACTGACTGCTCGCATGCGCGAGGCGGAGCGCCGTGAACAAGCGGCTATTGACTACGCCAAAGGACTGCAAACCCAGACGCAGACCCTCCAGCAAAAGCTCGTAAGCACTGATTACAGCCGCCTAAACGAGACAAAAACGCGTCTTGAGACCCAGCAGCAGACGTTAAAAGCCATCATCAAGCGTGCGCGAGAAGAAGGCGATATTGACACTGAGACTGAAGCGCAACAACGCCTAACCGATATGGTGATGGAGCAACGTCAGATTGCTGGTTATTTGCAGCAGCAGACGGAAGAAATGGAGCGCATGAAGTCCCAACCTGTACAACAACAGGTACCGGTACAACAGGCCCCACAGAAACCAGCTCCTAGCCCACGTGCAGAACGCTGGGCGGAAGACAACCCTTGGTTTGGTCAGGACCGCGTCCTAACTTATGCAGCATGGGGAATCCATCAAACATTAGTTGAACAAGAAGGTGTTGACCCTAATACTGAAGAGTACTATACTCAACTGGACCAAAGACTTCGGGACGAGTTTCCGAAGCGCTTTGCACCACAACAAACCAGACAACAGCGATCCGTGCCAGCTGTTGCACCTGCTTCCCGTAGTTCCGGGGTAAATAGTGCACGCCGTACTGTCCGGCTATCGCCGAGTCAGGTTGCTATAGCAAAGAAACTGGGTGTTCCAATTGAGGAATATGCCAAGTACGTAAAGGAGTAATCATGAGCGATTCAAAAGTAACTATCGACCGCGCTTCACGCACTACCCGTGACAAAGAAGCTCGTCGCAAGCCATGGGCACCCCCGTCACGTCTTGACGCACCCCCCGCCCCTGCTGGGTTTAAGTATCGTTGGATACGTGCTGAGATTAATGGATTTGAGGATAAACAGAACGTCTACGGGCGCATGCGTGAGGGCTACGAGTTGGTCCGAAACGAAGATTTGCCTGAAGAATACCGTAATACTATGCCTACTATTGAAGAAGGCCGTAATACGGGTGTTGTGTCGGTCGGCGGCTTGCTGCTGGCTCTTATCCCTGAAGAAACTATCGCAGAGCGTAACGCGTACTTCCAGTCTAAGGCTCGGGATCAATTAAATGCTGTGGACAACGAGATGATGCGGGAAAACGCCCACTCATCTATGCGTATCCAGAACCCCGAGAGGAGTTCACGCACAACCTTTGGTTCCCGCTAAACAGGCGGAAAATTCTACTTTTTAGGAGCTACAAATGGCAAACGTCGATAAAGCCTTTGGCCTGCGTCCTATTGGCAATCTCTCAGCAACTGGTGCCCAAAAACAGTATGGCTATGAGATCGCTGATAACCAAGCCGGAGCAATCTACCAAGGCGACCTAGTTACCATCTTTGATGGTTACGTGGTTAAATTCGCACCCGCCTCTCACACCGCAGCTGTTGGTGTGTTTAACGGTTGCAGCTACACTGACCCAACCACTGGCAAACCCACGTGGAGCAACTACTACCCCGGTAGCGTCAATATCACTTCAGGTATTATCGCTGCTGATGTATTGGATGATCCCAACCAGTTGTTCATTATCCAAGCTGACGAAGACATCGTTGCTGCCGATATCGGCAAAAACGCTGACGTTGTTGGCACTGGTGGCAGTACCGTTAACGGTATTTCTTCTATGGAACTCGATTCCTCGACAGTCGCTAATACCGCTGCGTTGAACCTCAAGATCGTTGGCTTGTACAGCGCTCCTGATAACGCATACGGTAACTACGCCAAAGTCGTGGTTAAAATCAACGAACACATGTACGGTAGTGCAGGTGTTGCAGGTCAAGGAGCTTAATCATGGCAATTTCACGCGCACAACTAGTTAAGGAACTAGAGCCCGGCCTGAACGCATTGTTCGGCATGGAGTACAGCCGCTACGAAAACGAGCACGCAGAAATCTTCTCAACCGAAAGCTCAGATCGCGCTTTTGAAGAGGAAGTTATGCTGACCGGTTTCGGCGCAGCCCCCACCAAGTCTGAAGGCGCTGGCGTCTCTTATGATTCTGCACAAGAATCATTTACCGCTCGTTATCAGCACGAAACCATCGCTATGGCATTCGCGTTGACAGAAGAGGCTATTGAGGACAACCTCTATGACCGTCTGTCTGCTCGTTATACCAAGGCTTTGGCTCGTTCAATGGCCCACACCAAGCAAGTTAAAGCTGCTTCAGTGTTGAACAATGCGTTCAACACCGGCGGTTCTTACAACGGTGGCGACGGCGTTTCTTTGTGTAACGCTGCTCACCCCACTGCTTTGGGTGCTTCTTTCAGCAACACTCCTGCAGTGGCTGCTGACTTGAACGAAACATCTTTGGAGCAAGGTATCATTGATATCGCCAGCTTCACCGATGAGCGTGGTTTGAAGGTTGCTGTACAGGCCCGCAAGATGATCATTCCTAAGGAACTGCAATTCACTGCAGAGCGCCTGATGAAGACCACTTTGCGTACTGCTACTGCAGACAACGACATCAACGCGATTCGTTCAATGGGCATGGTTCCCGAAGGCTACGCAGTGAACCACTTCTTGACCGATTCAGACGCATGGTTCTTGTTGACCGACGCGCCTAACGGCTTGAAGATGTTCAACCGTTCGCCTGTTAAGACTGCCTTCGAGGGTGACTTCGACACTGGTAACGTCCGTTACAAGGCTCGTGAGCGTTACAGCTTCGGCTGGAGCGATCCACGCGGCATTTACGGTTCTGCCGGTGCAGCATAATTAGGGTTTACCCTAATTGATTAAGGGCCCCTACCGGGGCCCTTTTTCTTTGCCTTTTTACGTTGCTGCTTCAATGCTTGGTGCTGGTCATGGTGATGGATGCGGTGGCAGTTGGCACATAATGCCACACACTTTTTGATCTCTTCATATGCTGCGGCATATCTGCCGCGCTGGACTAATCGATGGACGTTGTCGGTTTTTGTTTCAGGGTCTACGTGATGGAAATCTATTACTGCAGGGTGGCTAAACCCGCATATGATGCATGATAAAGAGGCTTTAAACTCGTTCCATTTAGTTTTATTTCGGCGATTAACCGCTTTGACACGGCTTATTGTCTTTGCTTTATTGTTCGCATAGTGTTTGGCGGAGTATTCACGTTGACGTCGTTTACGTTCTTCTGGGTCTTTTAAGGGCATACTAGAGCTTGAGTCGCCAAAACAAAGAGCCTTTTCCAGCCCAAGGCTCAGATGGCTCAAATATCTTGAATCCCACAGTTATAAGACTGTTTGCGGACGAGGGGTTTTCATAAGTGTCCGTAACAGCCCATTTATACCCTAACGCCCTTGCTTTCGCTGTTCTGGCACGTATTAGCCTTTTTTGAAGTCCGTGTCCTTGGTGCTCGGGCAGTACTCCGGCTCTACACAAATATACGCAGTCTGTCCAACGAACAGACGGAACCATGCCGGAAAAACCCACGGCCTGATCCTCGGCGTAGACTATGTGCCACCAGCCCCTGTCCATTGGGAACGCTTTATCGCCCGGCAAGCAGTCAAGTTGTAGTTTAGCCAAGGCAAAGATTGCCTTGGGGTCGGACAGATCAACTTGTCGGATCTTGTATTTCATAGCGTAATTTTAGTTGCACTGTGTGACGTTCGGTGCTATATTTGACTTATCCCGGGGTTTCCGGTGTATCTGACAGTCCCGGCTGACGACATGCAGACAGATACGCCCCACTTGCATGTAAGGAAAAATCATGGCAACTACCACATTCTCCGGCCCAGTCGTATCTACAAACGGCTTTGAAGGCCCCTACGCAGACCTGACCATTTCAACTACCGCCGCATTACCTACGGCTTCCGCAGCTAATGCAGGCCAAGTTCGCTTGATTAGTGACAACGGTG